GAATAGAACCCCCCTGTCTTTTCTGGCAATATCTACCCGATGCAGTCCAGAACGATGCCGGACTCACCCTTTACCGCCCGACCAGTCACAGACAGTCCTGACTAGTGGCAGCTCGTAAGCAAGCCCTACGAGGGGCAACCAAGGCAAGGCTTCACAGTCCACTTCTCAAGGGCAAAACCCGAGCAGATGAGATCGCCAAGATGGCAGAAGACCTCGGCACGCCATTATTGCCATGGCAACGCTGGCTTCTCGATGACATGATGAAGATCGATGCTAAAGGTAACTACATTCGCAAGACAACCCTACTATTAGTGGCACGCCAGAATGGTAAGAGCCATCTAGGCCGCATGAGAGTCATCTGGGGGCTGTTCTATGGCGGCGAAACGAAGCATCTGATCATGAGCTCTAACCGCGCCACGGCTTTGATGACCTTTCGTGAAATAGCATGGATCATTGAGAATGCACCTCACCTGAAGGCTGGCACCAAGGCTATTCGCTACGCCAATGGAGGCGAGCGCATCGAGCTTCTCAACGGGGCAACACTCGATCTCGTATCTGATACCCGAGACTCATCGCGTGGACGCACCGCTGATTTCTTATGGATCGATGAGGTTCGAGAGATCAGTAAAGACGGCTACACGGCTGCAATTCCAACCACTCGCGCCCGTCCCAATTCTCAGACCCTGCTAACGTCGAATGCCGGGGATGCCTTCTCAGAAACCCTAAACAATTTAAGAGAGCGAGCCCTTTCGGCACCGCCTAAGTCTTTCGGGTTCTACGAATACAGCGCACCGCAATATTGCAAGATCACAGACCGCAATGCATGGGCAATGGCTAACCCTGCGCTCGGCTACACAATAACGGAGGAATCACTTGAAGAAGCTGTTGCAACAAATAAGATTGAGGATATACGCACGGAATTATTATGTTCGTGGATTGATTCTTTACAAAGTCCGTGGCCTCACGGCGTACTTGAGGCGACATCCGATGCCACACTCCAGATTCCGCCAGGTGGCTATACGGTGTTCGGTTTCGATGTTTCTCCATCTCGCCGCAATGCAAGCCTCGTTGCTGGTCAAATTATGGGTGACGGAAGAATCGGTGTCGGGATTCTCCAGACGTGGGAAAGTCAGGTCTCAGTAGACGATCTTAGGATCGCAGCCGACATCAAAGCTTGGGCGGATCAATACCGACCTAAGATGATCTGTTATGACAAGTACACGACTCAGACAATCGCCGAAAGACTAGCCAATGCTGGCCAGATAATTCAGGACGTTTCAGGACAGCAGTTCTATCAGGCTTGTTCTGATCTCCTCGATGGTCTCGTCAATAGTCGAGTAGTTCACAATGGCCAAGAAGAGCTGATTAAACAGATGAATAACTGTGCGGCTAAGACCAATGACTCAAGTTGGCGCATCGTTAAACGTAAAAGCGCAGGCGATGTATCTGCACCGATCTCACTTGCCATGGTCGTAAGTATGTTGATGAAACCTCAACAGATCGCAGCAATCTACACCGAGTAGTGTATAATTGCACCCTATGGGTATCCTTTCGCGCCTTACAGGCGCAGCACCAAAGTCTAATATTGAGGCTCAGTACGCTCCTCAAGTCTTAGGTGAGTATTCACCTTATGCGATGCCGTTTCAATTCGCTTACGTCGGTCGCACCGAGGCCATGGGAGTCCCGGCACTAGCTCGTTGCCGTAACCTATTGGCTGGCACAATCGGAACGATCCCTCTCGAGCTTTATAAGAAATCAACAGGCGAAGAATTAGGCAAGCCTCTTTGGCTTGAACAGCCTTCATACCATCAACCGCGTTCTGTCACTATTGCTTACACAGTCGATTCACTTCTATTCTACGGACAAGCATTCTGGCAAGTCGTCGAGACATACCAGGAAGATGGACGGCCTTCACGTTTCGAGTGGATCGCTAACAGCCGCGTAACCGCGACACTTGATCGCGACAATGTATTCGTAAAGTCATACGCCATCGATGGTACAACAGTTCCAATGGACGGCCTTGGCTCACTCATTACATTCCAATCACTAAGCGATGGCATTCTCAATACTGGAACTTCTACAATTCGCGCAGCTCTAGACATTCAGAAGGCTTCAGTAATTGCAGCAGCGACCCCAATGCCTACTGGCTACCTTAAGAACACAGGCGCAGACCTACCTCCAGCAGAAGTGCAGGGATTACTTGCAGCGTTCAAGACGGCACGTCAAAATCGTTCAACCGCGTATCTGACTTCCACTCTTCAGTACGAAACAGTTGGATTCAGCCCTAAAGACATGATGTACAACGAGGCAATTCAGAATCTTGCAACCGAAATCGCTCGCCTCTGCAATATTCCACCTTACTACGTCTCAGCCGACCAAAATTCAACCATGACGTACGCCAATGTTATTGACGAGCGTAAGCAGTTCTTGACTTTGTCCTTGCAGCCATTTATTTCAGCCATCGAAGATCGTCTATCAATGGATGACATTACAGCTCGTGGCAACATCGTGAAGTTCGACATCGACAAAAATTATCTCCGCACTGATCCACTCGTGGAGTTATCGATCATCCGTGAATTGCTTGATCTACAGTTGATTACTCAAGAACAAGCCATGGAGATGACAGACCTAACACCTAACGGAAGCGAAGGCATGATATGAGCGAGATGCTAACATTCTCGGCAGAACTCACAGCAGATAGCGCAGCGCGCACTATCTCAGGCAAGATCGTCCCCTTTAACGGCGAAGTAGGAAACACCTCCGCCGGGGCAGTAGTCTTTGAGCGCGGAGCGATTAATATCGCTGATTCGTCTAAAGTGAAGCTCCTCCTCGAGCATGACCCAAAGCAGCCAATCGGCCGCGCTCAATTCTTCAATGAGACTGAGGACGGCATCTTTGCATCGTTCAAGATCTCAAAATCATCCCGTGGCACCGATGCACTCATTGAAGCCTCGGAAGAACTTCGTACTGGTCTTTCAGTCGGAGTTATGGTCAATGCAGCAAAGCCTAAGAACGGCGTTCTGTATGTATCGAGTGCAGACCTACTCGAAGTAAGTTTGGTTCAGGCAGCAGCCTTTAAGTCTGCAGCAGTAACCGATATCGCGGCATCTGAAGATGAAGCCGTGGAAGAAACCCTACCAACAGAAAGCGAGACAGCCACCGTGGAAGAAACCACTTCAGCAGTCGAAGCAACACCTACAGTTGAGGCTGCCGCAGTTGAAGCTGCTCGCCCTGCTGTAACAGCAATGGCTTACACAAAGCCACGTATCGAAGTAACCGCTGCAAAGTACGCAGAAAACTCAATTCGCGCAGCACTTGGCGATGAGTCAGCACGTCAGTACATCGCAGCAGCAGACAACACAACAGACAACGCTGGACTTGTTCCAACACGTCAACTTTCAGAGATCATCAACCCACTTGGTACAACCATCCGCCCATCGATCGAAGCGATCTCACGCGGAGTTCTTCCAGATGCAGGTATGACATTCGAGATCCCAAAGATCACAGTAATGCCAACAGTTGCAGAAACAGCAGAAGATGCAGCATTCAACGAGACAGATCAGAACTCAGCGTTCTTGTCAGTTTCAGTCAAGAAGTACGCCGGACAGCAGACATTCTCTGTTGAATTGCTCGATCGTACATCTCCAGCATTCTTCGATGAACTCGTTCGCAACATGGCTGCAGCGTATGCCAAGGCAACAGATGCAGCAGTGAACGCTGCAATCATCTCAGGAGCAACAGCAGATGCAACAACCACAACAACCTACCCAACGGCTGCAGAGCTTCTCGGTATCGTTGCTCGTGGATCAGCATCTGTCTACAACGCAACACTTGGCCTAGCGAACCCATTCGCTCGCAACATGATCGTAAACACATCACAGTGGTCTAACATCATGACACTCAACGATTCAGGTCGTCCAATCTACAACGCTTCACAACCACAGAACGCAGGCGGATTGGTTACACCTACCGCTCTTCAGGGTAACGTTGCAGGACTCAACTTATTCGTAACACCTAACACAGCGGCTGGAACAGACACAGATGGATCAATTCTCATCGTCAACCCAGATGCATACACATGGTACGAGAGCCCTACCTACCGCCTACGCGCTGAATCAACAGCAGCAGGACAGGTAACAATCGGCTACTACGGTTTTGGCGCAATCGCGACCAAGGTCGGAGCAGGCGCATTCAAGAACAACAAGGCGTAAGCCACCCCTAAGTCGCTGGCAGGGTAGTGCCCTTCTACCCTGCCAGTCTTTAGAAAGGATAAGAGCATGGCATTGACAACAGTTGCAGAGCTTCGCACCGCCCTAGGCGTTGGCACTCTCTACGCTGATGCAGTTCTGCAGCAAGTCTGCGACGCTGCTGATAACGTCCTGCTGCCTTTTATCTGGTCTAACACCCTTTCAATTATTGGGCATAGCAACACAGCCACTACGGGCACTTCATATTTTGCAGATCCAATTACCGAGGATTTATACGTCGGTCAGACTGTAGTTATTACAGGAGCAGGATCAAAGCACAACGGATCAAAGACAATTACAGGACGTGATACTCGCTCAATCACTTACGCGATCACGGGTAATAATAACGCCGTGACACCTCGCCATCCGATCAACCCTTACGGCTTACTTTCAGCCGAGACTTATCTCGACCCTGCAACAATCCCAGCAATTCAAGAAGCTGCTCTTATGATTTCAATTGATATCTGGCAGTCACGCCAAGCCCCATCAAGCGGCGGAGTCACCATCGATGGCTATCAGCCAAGTCCTTATCGCATGGGTAACACACTCCTTGCTCGCGTTCGTGGATTGCTTGCTCCCTATCTTGATCCGAGATCGATGGTGGGCTAATGGCCGCCATATCAACCCTTCGCGCAGGACTTGCTTCAGCTCTAATCGATAACACTAAGTGGTCAGTGTTTTCATTCCCACCATCTACCCCTATCGCTAATAGCGTCATTATCGCACCAAGCGATCCTTATATCTCGCCGTCTAACGGATGGCACGCAACAGTTGCACCAATGGCGCACTTTACTATTTCTGTCATGGTTCCCTTGCTTGACAATGAAGGTAACCTTAACGGAATGGAAGATAACATCGTGCGAGTGTTTAACTTGCTCGCTGCATCTTCATACACCTACAACGTCACAGAGGTATCCGCCCCGGCGGTCTTAAGTGCCGCTTCTGGTGATCTACTAACCTGCAATATCAATGTATCCGTACTTACGAGTTGGAGTTAAACCATGACCGAATTGGCACAATGGGAAAAAGAACAAGAAGCATTCCTGATCAAAATCGGTCAGGTAAAACCAGCGGCTGCGAAGCCACTTAACAAGAAAGACGAGGAATAAACCGTGTCAGTATATCTAAGCAACGGAGTAGTTCTAACTGTCAACGCGGTTGATCTCTCTAGCCTAGTAACAAGCGTTACACTAAACCGCACCTTCGATGAGCTTGAAGTTACAGCAATGGGCGACAGCGGACATAAGTTCGTTAAAGGCCTTGAGGCATCTTCAATCACGATCGACTTTCTCAATGATGAAGCAACATCTAAGACACTTCAGACATTGAACGCAGTTCTCGGAACTAACACCACAGTTACAGTTAAGCAGACTTCTGGTGCAACATCAGCGACTAACCCTCTTTACACAATGACTTGCTTGGTCAACAACATCACACCTATCAACGGTGCAGTTGGCGATCTTTCGACACAGTCAGTAACTTGGAACGTCTCTGGTACAGTAGCAGTAACCACTTCATAATCTAAAACAAAGGGGCACAGCATGGCAAAGTTAATAGTCACACTAGCGGACAACACCGTTACCGAGATCGAGATTACTCCTCGCCTCGAATACGCGTTCGAGCTGTATGCTAAAAAGGGATTTCACAAAGCGTTTCGCGATGATGAAAAGCAGTCAGATGTCTATTGGCTTGCATGGGAAGGCCTTCGACTTAGTGGAGTCACAGTCAAGCCATTTGGCTCAGACTTTCTCGATACCCTAAAGAGTGTCGAGGTTGCAGAGTCTGACCCTTTGGCCTAGGCAGGGATAGCATCCACTATCTCATCGCTCGCTTGAGCATTGAGACGGCTATCCCTCCACAATCTTTAATAGATTTAGATCCATCGATGCTACAGATGATTCTGAAAGCGTTGAAAGACCGAGCAGAGGAGCAGAAGAATGCCTACAGAGCTAAAAGGCGCTAGTGCGCTTCGTAAAGCTCTGAAGCAATTTTCGCCTGATCTCGACAAAGAAACTCGCGAGCAGATGGTCGGATTCTTAAAGCCTGTCGTAAAGAAGGCTCGAGGGTTTCTACCATCTAACTCAGAAGCTCCATCTGGATTTGTCAAGCATGAAGTGAAGACGGCCAAGTTCCCAATGTACGATGCAGGCGAGGCACGTCGAGGGATCGGTTATAAACTGACACCGACTAAGCCTAATCGTCAAGGTTGGGTGCAGACTGTATCGATCCACAATAAAACAGCAGCAGGCGCAATCGTTGAGACCGCCGGACGCAAGTCTGGAATGACTGGCAACTTCTCACCTAGATTTACAGGCAGTTTTGCAGGCAGTCGCAAGATGCAAGGTCGCGCAATGTTTAAGGCTTATGACCAAGATCAGGGTAAAGCCAAGGCTGGAGTAATTAAGGCACTCGAAAAAGCTGCCGCCAAGTTTAACGCGAGAGGTAATAATGGCTGAGTTACGCATCCCGATTATCGGTGAGTTCAAGGGTAAGAAAGCCTTTAAAGACGCCGACAATAGTGTTAAAGGTTTAAGTAAATCTTTTAAGAAACTCGCAGGCATCGCAGGCATTGGTCTTACTACGGCTGCCATTGTTAACTTCGGTAAAAAGGCTGCAAGTGCATTTATTGCGGATGAAAAGGCAGCCTCACAACTTGCGGTTTCAGTCAAGAATCTTGGTCTAGCCTTCGAGACGCCAGCCATTGAAGCCTTTATATCTAATTTATCGAAAGCCGCTGGAGTTGCCGATGATGTCCTTCGACCATCGATGCAGAAGTTATTGCAGACCACTGGCTCAGTGGCTAAATCTCAAGAATTACTTACTCAAGCCCTAGACATCTCTCGGGGTTCCGGCGTCGATTTTGACACAGTAGTTAATGACCTAACCATGGCTTACGTCGGCCAGACTCGCGGCCTACGCAAGTATTCGTTAGGACTGTCACAGGCTGAATTAAAGACAATGAAGTTTTCAGATGTACAGGAAAGACTTAATAAGCAGTTTTCTGGTGCGAACGCGGCCTACCTTGAGACTTACGCTGGCAGAATGGGATTACTCAGTACAGCAGCAGGCGAGGCTTCAGAGATCATTGGTAAAGGTTTAATTGATGCCTTAATGATTTTATCTGGTGACACAACAGTAGAAGAATTAGCCACAACCATGGAGACCCTTGCTACAAATACATCCAATGTAATCACTGAATTGGCAAGACTTGGAAAAGCCGTCGGCAATTTTGCGACTGAAAGTTACGGAAAAGTAGATAACTTTGCCGATGACATTACTGATTTTATGGATCGACTTTTCGGATTTGAAGAGCGCATACCAATACGAAACCGCGCACGCATGGGCGGTTATCCATCATCTGCATTAGGTGGGGTTTTCGTAGATTCCAATGCTGAAGCTCGCAAAAAGTCAGAAGCCGAAGCAGCTAAACGAAATCGTCAACTAGCGGCACTTCAGAAGAAAAATCTGGACATGCAGAGGAAGTCTCTAGCCTTGCAGAAGGCCTCAAAGACTCTCAACATTGACGCTATCAACATCGAAGCAGCCCTTAAGGGCAAGATCAGCGAGACCGATCGTCTATCCTTGCTATTGCAGAAGGCTATCCTCGAAGGTAATGCATCGCTCGCCACTCAGTTATCTGATCAATTAGAAGCGGCGACAAAGCGACAGAACGAGCTGCGCCAGTTATTGCTCACCACTCCAGAAGCTCCCAACCCATACCGCAACTGGACACTTCCGCAGGACTTGCTCAATTACACAGCGTCAGCCCTTGGCGTATCTGTAGCACAATTACAAACAGCCCCAGTCGCCCCATCGTCCACATTCTCAGATGCACAGATGGAATTGATGGCGGCAGTCAATTCATTCCAGCAGGCAGACAAGCAAGCAATCAACATCGAGGTTTATCTTGATGGAAATGCAGTCACTGGAGCAATTACAGAGACGCAAGTTAATCAATCACTATCTGGCACATTTAGCGATATCAACCGAGTAGCAGCTAGAGGTTCTGTAGGTATTCGATGACCTTACCTGCAACCATCTCGGTTTCATTTGACTTTAGTCAGGGTGCTACATTTGGCCTTGGTTTTATCATTGGCGATGACCGCTATGGAGTTATTGGAACAAGCGCATTTGGTGATTCTCCTACCCCGACTCCAGTAGTTGATCTTAGCGATGTAACCCGATCTATTAAAATCCAGCGTGGCCGTAATATCATGCGAGACACCTACGAGTCTGGCTCATGTACTGTCCGAGTCCTAGACCCTAATTCGTATTTTAATCCGCAGAATACATCTAGCCCGTATTTTGGCTATCTGACCCCACTTCGCAAGATTCGCGTAGCAGCGACAACCGCTACAGCTCAGGAGTTTTTATTCTCGGGTTATGTTGAGACGTATCGCTATTATTATCCAACAGGGCAAGAAATTGGATACGTCGATATTGTCTGCAATGATGCCTTTAGATTATTTCAGATGGCTAATGTTTCAACAGTAAGCGGAGCAACGGCAGGCCAGACCACGGGCGCACGCATTACCAAGATTCTAGATCAGGTCTCATTCCCAACATCGATGAGAGTCACAGACACAGGATCGACAACAGTGCAGGCAGACCCGGGAACGGCTCGAACAGCATTAGAAGCTCTCAAGGCTGCAGAGTTCGCAGAGCAGGGTGCATTCTTCATGTTGCCCGATGGCACCGCCGAATTTAAGGATAGAGCAGATGTAGTCAGTTCCCTAGCGGCTGCCCCTATCGAGTTCAACCAGACCACTGGCATTCCCTACAGCGACCTTAAGTACGCCTTCGATGACAAGCTCATTATCAACCAAGCCAGCATGACACGTATTGGTGGCACGGCTCAAATTGCTACTAATGCAGATTCTGCCGCTAAATACTTTCCTCATGGCACTACTGTCACCGAGATGATTCCGCAGACCGATGCTCAAGTTCTTGATATTGCTAAGATTTATGTAGCAACCCGAGCCGAGACTACTATCCGCATCGATCAGATGACTGTCGATCTATTGGATACATCAGTACCGACTGACACGATGATCGGCCTTGATTACTTTGACAATGTTAAGATTACTAACGTTCAGCCAGATGGCTCAACAATTGTCAAGACCTTACAGGTACAGGGTTTGGCATGGGATATAACCCCTAACAGCATGAAATGCACAGTCACAACATTAGAGCCAATCGTGGAAGGATTCATAGTAGGATCAACCACGTCGGGTATAATAGGCACGTCCATATTAGGATACTAGGAGAAAATCAATGGCAGCAGGTCTCGGATATAAAGAGTTCTCGACGGGTGATGTATTAACCGCCGCAGACGCAAATGGCTACCTAGCCTCACAGGTAGTTATGGTCTTTGCCAGCGCGGCAGCTCGTACTTCTGCTATTGCCAGCCCACAGGAGGGGATGATCTCCTATCTAAAAGACACTAATTCTACTGAATACTATTCTGGTTCAGCTTGGGTGGCTATTGGCGGATCGACCTCAAAATTTATTCAGACTGTATCGACTCAAACTGGCGCAGTAGCCACGGGTTCTACAGCAGTTCCATTGGATGACACAATCCCTCAAAACACTGAGGGCACGCAGTTTATGTCATTATCTATTACACCGACAAGCGCATCGAGCAGGTTGTTAATCCAAGTAGTCGCTAACGTCACCGCCGCATCAATTAACGCTCTTACCACCTCGCTTTTTGTTGATAGCACGGCCGATGCTTTGGCCAGCACTTATGCCGTCAATCGCGCCGCTGGCGACAACTTCCCAATAGTTTTCAATCATAATATGGTCGCAGGGTCTACAAGCGCAATGACTTTCAAGGTCAGATGCGGAGGCGACGGTGGCGCAACGGTTACATTTAACGGATCTAGTGGAGTTAGACGATTCGGTGGAGTTTTTGCCTCATCCATTACAATAACGGAGTACACACCATGAGCTATATTCTAGTAAAAGATGCCAACGATAATTTAATTGCATTTGGATTAAATGACGGCAATTATGAGCCAGTCATTGAATCAGGGCAAAAAAGAGTCATTGAAGAAGATGACGTTGCGTTGCCATTGATTAATGAATTTTTGGCAAAACTGGAAGAAAATCAAAACGCTCTAAAAAATAAAAAAGATGCACTACTTGAGCGTCTAGGCATTACTGAAGATGAAGCGAAGTTACTACTTGCATGAAGCCAAGACTTTCTAAGTCAGCCATTCAATTACGCGAACAGATCGATGATGCATTCCCCGGTCGAGATAGAACTAGCGACGGCTGGATCGGTGATACAAGACACGCTGCGCGCAAGTCTGATCATAATCCAGATGCACAGGGATGGGTTCGTGCCATCGATGTTGACCGCGACCTTTCAGGTAAGAACGGGAAGCCCGATCTCATGCCCGACTTGGCAGATCAGATTCGACTCGCTGGAAAGTCTGGCAATAAGAGAATCGCTTACATCATCTTTGACGGAAAGATCGCGTCACCTCGAAAGGCTTGGGCTTGGCGTCCTTATGATGGGATCAATAAGCATAATCACCATGCGCATGTCAGCTTTACTACAAAGGGCGATGAAGACTCTACTTGGTTCAATATCCCGATGATAGGTGGAAAATAATGGAAGCAATTATCTACGCAACTTTAGGCCTAATCGCCATCCCTGTTCTACGTCAAGCGATCAAGTCCTATCGGGCTAAGAAGGCCATTGCTGACATTCTGGTCGATTCTATTGAGGCTGCAGTCGATACTGTAGAAAAGAAAAAGTGACAGAGACAGACTTCTTTACTCTTTACTTTGCCAGCCTTGCAATCGTAGGCGGGCTATCTGGGTTCGTCATTACTCACCTACTGGCTGAGATTAAGCGACTCCATGCGCGTGTCGATGAGATTTATAACATCCTCCTTGAGCGATAATTTTTGACATGGCACGAAAGAAAGTCATCGATCTCGATACTTACTCACAGCTTGATGCATGGGCTATTGGCCTCCATGAGATGTACCGCGCTCTGCGCCGTGCAGGCTTTGCAGTGGACATGTGCCTTGCAATCATTACAGATCAAGACGCTTATCCAGACTGGATTTTGCCATCGATCCCCGACCGCGTGGATCGCCTACCCTACGAGGATGACGACGAGGATTAAATGAAGCGCATAGTCATAGTGAGCGACCTACAGGTTCCGTTCCACGATAGACACGCAGTCAAGAATCTAGTTAGTTTTATCAGTAAGTTTAAGCCGCACGAAGTAGTAACAATAGGGGACGAAATTGATTTTAACACCATTAGCAAGTGGGCAGAGGGAACGCCAGAAGCCTACGAGCAGACTCTGGGAGAAGATCGCGATGAGGCTGTTCAGGTACTTTACGATCTCCAAGTAACCCAAATGATTCGGTCTAATCACACAGACCGTCTTTATAACCAGATCATGCGCAAGATTCCTTCATTCTTATCTTTGCCAGAACTTCGGTTCGAGAAGTTTATGCAGCTTGATGAGCTGGGGATTACCTTTCATAAAAAGCCTTACAACATAGCCCCGGGCTGGATCGCAGTCCATGGCGACCATACGCCTATCAAGTCTCAGGGGGGTCTCTCAGCCCTTGAGGCAGCCCGTAGGCATGGAAAGAGCGTGATCTCAGGTCATACTCACAGAGCAGGCAGATCGTCCTTCTCAGAGGCCTCTGGAGGCCGTATAGGGCGTGTCCTGCATGGCGTCGAAGTAGGCAACCTCATGGACTTTAGTAAGGCCTCATACACCAAGGGATCGGCTAACTGGCAGCAGGCGTTCGCCATCATGTATGTCGATGGCAAGAACGTGCAAGTCGATCTTATCTATTTGGAAAAGGACGGCACCTTTCAAGTCTCTGGTAAGCGGTATGGACGACCTAGATAACGAGCTTGATCGGGACATTGATGACCACATCGACGCGGCAGAATTGTTACCATTTCGTTATCTTAATTTGTGAAAATTCCCCCTTAGGGCGTGAGATAGTTATGCCATGAACGAAGGGCGTTCATAGAAAAGGGCAAGGAAATGACAGTGTTTAAGGTTAAAGATTGCGAGTTATATCGTAAGTCAGAAAATAAAGTTTTCACACATGCAGTCCTGTTTCGCAATATATCTGGTGGCAGCGTAAGCCCGGAACTTAACGCCACCTTTCACGTTTCACAAAAACTAGCTGAAAAAGAAATGCAGCGCATGGCCAAGATTGATTGGCTTGTTCCACTGGAAATTGCAGAAGTGGAGGTTGCATAATGTTCGATCCATCATTAGGCGACTGTCTTGCCATGATTGCGTTATCAGCACTATATTTTCATCTAGGCCGTATCGTCGGCATCCGTGTAGGTTACTTAAAAGGGCGTAAAGCCGTGCAAGCCTACTACGACAAAAAGGAAAGGGTGAAAGTGTGAACGCTGGTGATTTCTTATCAGAAGCAAAAGCAACAATTCAAGATCGTGGAATGGACTACGGACACCCGTCAGACAATATGTCCAGAACCGCACGACTATGGTCAGCATTCCTCGCTC